GAAGTTCGCCATCGCCGGCCGGGTAACGGCGCGGGCTCCGGCCGGGGCGGTGCGATCTTTTTTCGGGTTTCTTCACCCGGCGCCCTACCCGGTAACCGTTAGCCGGCTATGTAGTGTGGGCGGGGAGCGAACCAGCCCCGCAAGGAGAAGAAGATGGGAACGAACCGCAGCGAATGGACCGAAGCCTCCCGCGCAACGTCGGCCGAACTCCGCGCCGTCGCGAGCCTCGTCACCGCGCAGGGCCGGGTGGCCCTCGCCGAACTCGCTCGCCGCGAGGAGGCCGAGGCCCGCCTCGTCGCCGCCAACCGCGCGGCGCGCTCGTGAGCGGCGACCCGTTCGCCGAGTGGGAGGCCGAGGAGGCGGCCCGGCGCATCGCCGACGCCGACCGCACCGAAGCGGCCCGGCTTGCGCGCCGCGCCGCCGAGTTCGCGCGGCAGGAAGCCGCCATCGCCCGCGACGTCGTCGCCGGCGTTCGAGACGCCGAAGGCAACCTGCTCGACGAGGACCTCGGCGACGAGGACGAGGAGGACGAGGATTAGGCGGCGGCCCGCTGCTCGCTGCAGGCGGCGAGCAGCCGCGCCCGGTAGGTCGAGCCGTCGCGCGTGACCCGCCAGCCGGGCCGGCGGGCGAGTCGTCCGGGCGAGAAGGCTGACCAGTCGACGGCGCCTCCGTCGCACCCGAGCCCCCACGCGGCGGCAAGGAGGCGCTCGCCGAGTGCGGCGTACCACCGGCGAACGGTCGGGTCGGCGAACCACGACTCGGCCGGCAGTCGCCCGGCGACCGGCCTCGCGAGTTCGGCGACGACCTGCGCGCCGCCGTCGCTGGTTCGGACGACGGTCGCCCGGCCAGAGAGTCGCCGGTCGGACGCCACGATCGCCAGCACGCGCGCCGCCCACTCGTCGGCCGTCGCAGAGCCGCCGAGTCGAAGGCCGTCGAGGTCGAGCAGGATGTTCGCGACGCCGCAATCGGCCCACCCGCTCGGGATGGTGACGCCGGAGCGAAGGGTGATCGTCGCCGTCGGGAACTGCGGCTGAACGCGGATCAACCGGTCGCGAACGTCGGCGATGCCCGGTCGGGGCGGCAGGCCGCGCCCGGCGTCTCGCTCCCTCCTCGCCGCCGTCTCGAACTCGGCGTCGACTACGCAGGGCCGGACGCCGCCCCAATCGGCGGTGCGCTCTGCCCGGACGATTGCTTCGATCACGCCGCCGGAGAGGGTCGACGTACCAGCCCGCGTGACCCACGAGCCCGACCGGCCGGCGACCGCCCGGAGGCCGACGCCGACGGTCGACCCGTGGAGCTTGCGAACGCTGGGCGCCCACGGCCGGCCCATGGGCCTTCCGTTGTATCGACCCGTGATTCGGCCGGTCGTTCCGGTGTTCCAGTCGTTCGCTTCTTCCCGCTGCCGGCGGGCGACCCTCGCTCCGACGGTGCCGTCCGGCGCTCGCCGCCAGCAGAACCGGAGGGGGGCGCCGTCCGGGCCTCGGCAGACGTGGCAGACACCGGCGCCGTAGCCGAGCCGCGACGCCGGGTAGATGGAGGCCGACGGTCGGGAGTCGGCGTGAAACGGGCAACAGGCGGCGACGGGCCGGCCTCCGGGCTCGGGTAGGGTGTCGGGAGCGAAGGGGGCGAAGGGCGACTCGTCCTCGGTCGGGTGCGGCGCGTCGACGCCGAACGTCACGAGCAGGGCGTGCGCCTCGGCGTAGGTCGCCCGCTCGGCCGGACTGGCGAACACGACCCACCGATAGCGTTCGCGACCAGTTGGAACGGCGAAGCCGAGCGCCCGGAGGGCGGCGGTGGAGATCGACCGCTCGCGGAGGCCGAGCGCCTCGAACGCGACGGTCGACGCGTACTGCGAATGGACGCCGCACCGCCCGAACTGAATGCAGGTCGGGATGGCGAGCCGGCCACCGGCGCGGAGGTTCCAGTCGTGGTCGACCGGTCGGCGACCAAGCTGGTAGAGGAACGCGCAAGCCGCCTCCTGCTGCGGCCGGGCGAGGCCGAGCACTTCACCGGCGAGGGTCGTCGCGGCGGCCGAGGGCGCGCTCAACTTGACGGGCCTCTGCGTCGCGGATACCTTCAATGTGATTCCTGAGCCGGTAGTGCGGTTTGGAGTCTGCGGGCGGGTCGGGGTGAGAGCCGAGCCGCCCGCCCGTTTTTTGGACGGGTGGTGTCGATCGACTCTATAACGGGCCGACGACCGGTCGGCGATCTGGAATCGTCGGGCTGCTCGATCTTCGCCGTCGCCCGTTACCGTGGCGCGGAGGAACTGAATCCATGCTCGACGACCCGAACGACGACATCGCCGACGACGAGGCGAACCCGGAGGTGCTCTGGCGCGAGATCGTCTCGCTCCGCCGCCGGCTCGAACTGCGCGCCGTCGAGAACCGACAGTTGGTGGTCGCGCTCGACACGATCGGGATGTGCGCGCACGCCCAGGGTCGGCGGTTCACGATCGCGATCGTGGCCGTCGCCGACGAGGGGCTCCGGCTGAACTGCACGTCGACCCTCGTCGCCGACGCCGCCGGGGACGAGGAGGCGCTTCGGGATGGCATCGTCGCCGCACTCGCAGACTCGCTCGCCGCACTCGCCGAGGCGAGGACGATCGCGCCAGTCGCCGAGAACCTGCTCGAAGTGCTCGCCGACCTCGACGCCGACGAGGTGCTCGAAGGCACATACGGTGTCGACCCCGAGTCCGACCACGAGGACGTCGAGTCGTCGACGGTGCCACCGCTCGAAGCGGCGATCTACGAGTGGCGCAGGTCGGGCTACCCGATCACGGTCGGGCAGGCGCCGGCGCCCGGCGAGGGGTGGGAGGAGCCCGAGCCGGTCCCGGCCGGCGCCGGGAAGGTCGTTCCGATCCGATGGCCGGGCGGCAAGGGGGAGGCGTGACGCCGACCCGAATCACCGTCGGCGCCGAGGTCGTCGTCCACGGGCTGCGGCCGGACGAAATGCGCGCCGTGTCGGAACTGCTCAGCTACCCGAACCCTGAGTTCGTGCGGCGCGAGAAGGCCGGGTCATGGGTCGGCAACATCGACCCGAAGATCAGGGCGTGCCGAACCGACAAGGGCTCGCTCGTTTGCCCGCGCGGCGCGTTCCACACGGTCCGGCGCAAGTTGGCCGAACTCGGCCGCGAGGGCGTGATCGAACCCGGCACAACGTTCGTCCCGCTCCGCGAGGGCGTGCCCTTCCTTGCCCCGGACGCCGCGAGCGGTGCGCCGCGCCTCTACCAGTTGGAGGCCGAGGAGCGACTGCTCCGGCAGGTTCAGGGCTACGTCGTGCTCCCGTGCGGCGCGGGCAAGACCTTCGTCGGCGCGCGCGCCCTGATTCGGTCGGGACAGGCTGCGCTCGTCCTCTGTCACACGGGCGACCTGCTCGACCAGTGGCGCGATGCGATCTACAGGGCGAGCGGCACGCCGCCCCGGCTGATCGGCGACGAGCACTCGGGCGACTTCCGCCCGGCGCGACCGCGCGAGGTCGTCGCCGCGTTGATCCAGTCCGTGCAGGCGGCCGGGCCGAAGGCGCTCGGCCTGCTCCGCTCCGTCGGGGCGGTGCTCGTCGACGAGGCCCACCGGGCTCCGTGCGCCGGGTACGTCGACCTGTTGGCGAAGTGCCCGGCCCGCTACCGATGGGGACTGACCGCGACGCCCGACCGGGCCGACGGGCTCGGGTTCCTGCTCGGCTACCACGTCGGCCCCGAACTCTACCGCAAGACGCCGCGCGAACTCGCTGCCGAGGGACACCTCCGGCTCCCGCGCGCGGTGCTCGTCCGCACCGGCTGGACGGCCGGCGAGGACGTGCGCGACCGGACGGGCCGGCTCGAATGGCACAAGACGGTCGCCGGGTTCTCGACCGACCCGAAGCGGGACGCTGTGATCTGCGACCTCGCCGCCGCGTGCGTCGAGTCCGGCCGCACGACGCTCGTGCTCGTCCACCGGGTCGACCACGCCGGACGGATCGCAGCGCAACTCCGGAAGCGTGGGATCGCCGCCGAGGCGGTCACGGGGCAGACCGACCGGGGGCACCGGAAGCGTCGGATCAACGACGCCCGCAGGGGCCGGGTCGACTGCCTCGTCGCGACGCAACTCGCGGACGAGGGCCTCGACGTCCCGAACCTCGCTGCGCTGGTCACGGCCGCGCCGCAACGGGCCGAGGGCCGGGCGCTCCAACGGCTCGGCCGGCTCACGCGACCGGGGACGGACAAGCTCGCGCCGATCGCGTTCGACCTCGTGGACGGAGGCCTCGAACACCAAGCGCGGGCGAGGGCCGCAGCCTACGCCCGCGAGTACGACGCCGAGCCGGGCCGGTCCATCGACCTCGCAGCCGCGCTCGTCATGCTCCGGGGGCTCGACGCCGAGGACGTGCTCGGGGTGGCGTTGTGAGGTTCACGACGCTCCTGCTCGATCCGCCGTGGCCTGAGTCGGGCGGCGGCAAGGTGAAGCGCGGCGCAGATCGACACTACCCGCTGATGAAGGTCCGAGACATGCCCGGCGTGATCCTCGGCTCCGGGCTCTGGACGCCGGCCGAGCACGCGCACGTTTGGATGTGGACGACGAACACCTACCTGCCCGGCGCGCTCTGGCTGCTCGGGCAACTCGGCGCCGCGTACCGGACGAACGTCGCGTGGGTCAAGGACGGCCGGCCGGGGCTCGGCCAATACTTCAGGGGCAAGCACGAGCTACTGTTGTTCGCCACGTTCGGGAACGGCAAAAACCCGACCGTGTTCTCGGGGCGGCGCGATCTCCCGACGGTGATCGTTGCGGCGCGCGGCCGGCACTCGGCGAAGCCGGAGGCCGCCTACCGGCTGATCGAGGATAGGTCGGTCGGCTATCGCGTCGAGTTCTTCGCCCGCGCCGCTCGGCCCGGCTGGGTGTCGTGGGGGCCGCACGAGGGGCTCGCTCCGGCGATCGACCAAAAAAAGGCGCCTGTCGAGTAGGTCGTCGGGCTACCCGTTACCCGAGCGACGGAAGCGAGGATTATCAAGATGCAAGCCGATTTCCCGGTGGCGCGACCGCGCCCGAACTCCGTCAACGCCGACCGCTACGAGGGGGTGCCGATCCTCGGCCTGCCCGCCGACCCGCGCGTCGTGCTCGTGTCGACGTCGGAGCGCGGTGCGCTCGGTTGCGACCGGCGCTGGCTCTACGGCTACGGGCTCGGGATGCGCGGCGCGCCGTCCGACGCCATGACCTACGGGACCGCGTGGCACGAGGTCATGGAGGACGTTCACCGGTTCCTGATGGCCCTGACGCCGCCTCCGTCGGCTGGGCCGACCGCGACTCCGACGCCTTACGAGGACAGCTACCTCGAAGCGTGCGGGCTCTGTCTCGTGTCGCCGATCGTCGCGACGCCGTCCGCCCCGTGCCCGTGTTGCGGCTCGGACGGCTCCGCGCCCGGTGACGGGCCGCTGCTTCGCATCGAGTCGCGCTGGCGCGCCGAGGCCGCCGCGGGGAAGCTTGCGGCCGGCGAGGAAGGCGAGGAGGAGGAGCCGGGCGAGTCCATCGAGCAGCGGGTCGAGCGCCTCCGGCGTGCGGCGCAGGGTTGGCTCCGCGTGAATGGTCGGGTCGGCTTGCCCGGCTACGACGTGGTCGGCGTCGAGTTGGCGGTTGCCTGCCCCGTGCGGTCGCCCGGCTCGACGAAGCCCTACAACCCCGAGGTGCCGCTCGCGTTCGTGCCGGGCGGCTGGCGGTTCGCGCGGCCCGACGACCCGTCGGCGACCGTCCGGCGGGTGCGGTGGCCGTGGTATTGGATCGGCCGGGTCGACGCCGTGTTCCGCTCGCGCACCGACGGCTCGCTGCTCGTCGGCGAGTGGAAGTCGTCGCGCGACCCGACCGGCTACGTCCGAGGGATCACGGTCGACCCGCAGACCTACGGCTACGGCGCGATGCTCGACCACGTCCGCGACCACTTCGGCGGCGGGCGCGTCCGCGGGTTCCTGTTCGACGTCGCGTCGTCGGTGTTGCAGCGCGACCCGGACACGCTCGCCAAGGGTGGGCTCTCGGTCGCGATGAACCGAACCGTGCCCTCGTGGCGGTTCGAGGCGGCGGTCGTTGCCCGCGGCGAGGACCCGACCTCGGAGAAGTACGCCGACCACATCTGCGCGCTCCGCGAGCAGAAGGACCCGCGCCTGTACGTCCGCGAGCCGGGCGGCATCGGGGCGATCGACCTCGCCGCGTGGCACGTCGAGACGTTCGCGATGGCGAAGCGGATCGCAGAGAACCGCCGGAACGTGGTCGACGCGATCGACGCCGGCTCCGTCGCCCTGCTGTTCCCGCGTCAGCCGGTCTGCCGCCAGCCGGGCGGGTTCTGCAGCTACCGCGGCCCGTGCTCGGCCGACGGGCCGGACGCCCGGCGCGCTTTCCCTGTCCGCGTCGATCCCGTCTGGACCGACCCGAACCTTCCGCTCGCCGCCGGAAACGACGCGGCGCCCGTTACCCAACCCTCGGAGAAAGAAGAATCATGGCTCTGAACTACGACACCGTCACCGACATCGACACGCACACGAAGATGCTCCTGTTCGGACCGTCCGGCTCCGGCAAGAGCTACACGGCGGCCAAGGCCGGCGGCACGAGCGAGAGCCCGGAGGGGCGCGTCGCGATCCTCCTGCTCGAACCGAACGGGCTCGCCTCGATCCGAGCGAGCAACCGGCACGCGGTCGTCGTGACCGCCTACGACCCGAAGCGATACGGCAAGGTCTACGCGTGGGAGGTGGTCGAGCAGTTCATTCGCGACGCGATGGACGGCACGCTCGCCGCGGCCGGCGTCAAGACGATCGTGGTTGACAGCCTGACCGAGTTGCAGCGCGTGTGGCGCGACCGGTGCCTGATCGACGACGGCGTGGAGCCGAAGCGGCTCGCGCTCCACAAGATGACGCAGCAGCAGTGGGGCGTCTGGACCGAGCGGTTCCGCCGCGTCCTCCGCACCTTCCGCGACTTGCCGATGAACGTGATCGCCATCGCCCTCGTGCAGAACGAGACGGACGACGACGGGAACATCACGGCGATCGTGCCCGCCTTCGAGGGCAAGAAGTTGCCGAACGAGGTGGCGCAGTTCTACTCGGCCGTCGGGTACTGCTTCAAGAAGGAGGTCAAGCTCACGCTCGGCGAGGGCGAGGCGCAGCGCACGGAGACGAAGATCGAGCACCGCGTCCTGTTCCAGACCGGGGGCAAGCTCGTTGTGAAGCCCTTTCCCGGCCTCGCCGCCGTCGAGGCGCCCGACCCGAAAATCTGGCACGCGAAGTACCTCGCCGCGCTCGCGGTGTCGGACGCCGACCCGGCGCCCGAGGCCGAGCAGCAGGCCGCGCCCGAAGTGGTCGCGGTCGAGCAGGCGGCCGTCCAGCAGGCCGAGGCGGAAACGAAGCCGGCGCCCGTTACCCAAGCAGCGGAACCGGCGCCCACGCCGGCCCGCAAGAAGCGCGGGGCGGCAGGCGAAGAAGCCACGGCCGCCAAGTAGACCCAACCAACCAACTCAGGAGATATCGACATGGCTTTCGACCCGAACCAGCACCCCGACAAGAACTTCGAGCCGCCGACCGCAGGCGACAAGGTGGCCGCGTGGGTACGCGTGGCAACCGAGCAGACCACCAAGAACGGCAACCCGTATTTCCCGACGACCCTCGTGATCTTGCAGGACCGCGTCGCGGCGCCCGGCGAGAAGGGCGACAAGGGGTCGCTCCTGTTCGACGACGTGATGACGTCGGCGAACATGGGCTGGCGGCTCGCCAAGGTGTGCCGCGCGGTCAAGAACATGGCGCCGTTCGACGAGCGCGATCACAAGGCGATGCAGAAGCGGCTCATGCTCAACGACGCCGGCGAGGCGGTGGCGGTCGTCGTGACGGTCGCCCGCGAGAGCTACACCAAGAACGACGGCACGACCGGCGTGAAGGCGAAGATCACCGACTTCAAGCCCTACGGCGGCGCGTGGGGCGACGACTTCGACGACCTGATCGAAGCCGGCGAGAAGAAGGCGAAGGAGGCCGCCGACAAGGCCGCGGGCAAGCGGTCGGGCGGTGGGTCCGGGTCCAGCGGCGGCGCGCGTCCTGCGCGTCAGGCCGACGACACGGGGATGCCGTTCGACGGCGGCGGCGCCGACGACAGCGAGATTCCGTTCTAGGCGATGGACGAGAACGCCATTTGGTCGGCGCTCTGCGCCTTCCTCCCGGCAGATCGGCGGCGCGCTCTCACCGGGGCGCGCCGCGATCGTCTCAGGGCTCGCGTTGCCGAGCACGGCGCCGAGGCCGTGGTTCGTGTCGGCCAGTGGGTCGCCGAGTCGAAGCACGAGCGGGCCGCGTTCCTGCGCGCGCGCGGCGACGTCGACACGCTACTGTGGCGGTCGAAGTTCCAAGCCTACGCGGAGTTCTCGATGGAGCCTGACGTCGACGTGCGTGCGATCGCGGCGTTCATGCGCTGGCGGTCGCTGACCGGCTCCGACGTCGAGTTGTCACCCGTCCTTGCCGCTCCGATCTTGTCCGCGATCGAAGCGGTCGGGTGTCCCGCGACGATCCGGGTGATCGAGTGGGTCCTGCTCGGGCAGGACGACCGGGCGCGGTTCCTGCGCTCGAAGGGCGTCACGTCGCTCGCCGGCATCCTGCGGGCCGACAAGCTCCACGGGCGAGTCGATCTCGCAAAAGCGGCGAAACCGACGAGGGTGGACGCGCCGCCCGTTACCCTGTCGGCGGCCACGGGCTCCCCCGGCGTCGACGAGATCGACCTTGGACCCAACGCCTCGCTCGGCTACGCGCCGACCGACCACCTACGCCGCCCGCGCCGCCCGGCGACCTAACGAGGAAATATGACGAAGCACGCCCTGAGCGCCGGGACGATCCACGTCGGCGACTGGCTCGAAGCCGACCTCGCCCCCGGCTACACCCTCGCGATCGTGGACGGCCCCTACGGCATGGGAAAGGCGGCATGGGATCGCGTGAGCATTGACGACCTCGCCGACTGGTACGCGCCGCACGTCGCCCGCGTGTCCGCCCTGCTCGCCCCGTCGGCGTCGGTCTACCTGTGGAACACCGCCGAGGGGTGGTCGCGGCTCGACCCGGTGATGCGGGCGGCGGGGTGGACGTTTCGGGCGCTGGTGACGTGGGACAAGGGGATCGCCTCGCTTGCAGGGAAGGGCGTCGAGGCGCTGACCGGGTGGCCCGACGTGACGGAAGTGGCTGGGTTCTACCAGCGGGAACCCAGCGAGGTTGATCTGTGGAATCGGCGCGGAGACGCGCACCCCGTTCGGCGGTATCTCGACGAAGCGCGAGAGCGCGCCGGGCTCACGAACGCGCAGGTGGACGACGCGATCGGGGTTCGCGGAATGGCGAGACACTGGTTCTCGTGGACGCAGTGGTGCCTTCCGAGCCCGGAGCGATACGCGCAACTTCAGCGACTTCTTCCCGGTCTTGATCGAGAACTTGGCGATCTTCGCGCCGAACACGCGGACATATGGGCTCGACATCGTTCAGAGTGGGAGCAGATCAGGGCGCCATTCGCCCCCCCAATGGCGACCACGAATGTTTGGGCTGAACTGCCCGTTGCCGGCCCGGAACGGCTTCGTCTCGCTGACGGTTCGCCTCTCCACCAATGCCAAAAGCCCCTGCTGTTCGCCGAGCGCATGATCCGCGCCTCGACCCGCCCCGGTGAGCGCGTGCTCGTCCCGTTCGGCGGCACCTGTCGCGAGGCTGTGATCTGCGAGTGGCTGGCGCGAACGACGCCGGCCGATGCGCGCGGCTACGACGTGTGCGAACTGAACGCGGACGGGGTGGACTACATCGGGCCGGTGCTCGCGCAGATACGCGGGGAGGACATGCGACCGAGGGCGGCGGGACAGGTCCGGTTGTTCGGGGGCTCCTGATGTCGTTCCCGAAGCACGTTCTCGACGCGATCCGAGATCGCGCGGACCTCGCCGCCATGATCGGGGTGACCGTCACCCTCCGACGCGAGGGCCGCGACCTCGTCGGCTGCTGCCCGTTCCACAACGAGAAGTCTGCGTCGTTCCACGTCACGCCGTCGACCGGCCTTTACCATTGTTTCGGCTGTGGCGAGGGCGGCGGCGTGTTCGAGTGGGTCCAGAAGCGCGAGGGCGTGTCGTTCCCCGACGCGGTCCGCAAGCTGGCCGCCGAGTTGGGCGTCGACCTCGGCAGCGAGCCGGCGAAGCCGAGCGCGGCGCCTGCGGCCCGGCGTGGCCGGGTGCTCCCGATCGAAGGTGCCGGGAGCGGCGACGCCGGCGGCCGACGGAAGCGGTCGGTGCCGAGCGAGGACGACGAGCAGGGCGACGACGCGCAGCCGGAGGACCACAAGGACGCCGAGCACCGGGCGACCAAGCTCAGGGCGTCCGCGGCGTTCCGGGCGCTTCCGTGGGGGCCGGACATCGTCGAGAAGATCGAGGCGACGCTGTGGGCCGACGACGGCGCGGCGCCGGTCCGCGAGTACCTGCTCAACCGTCGGCGGCTCACGGAGGAGACGCTGTGCGAGTTCGGCGTTGGGGCGGTCGTCGTTCGCGACGCGAGCGGGAAGGTGCTCGACCTGTGGGCCGCGATCCCAATCTACGACCGGGACAAGCGCGTCCAGAACGTGAAGCTCCGCGCGGTGCCCGGCCCGTGCCCGGCGTGCGAGTCGAAGGGCTGCGAGCGGTGCGCCGGGACCGGCAAGACGCCGGACAAGCCGAAATACCTCGCGCTCCCTCGTCGCCCCTTGCCGCTGTTCGGGGCCGACCGGCTCGACGGCAACGCGAAGCACTCGGTCTACGTCACCGAGGGCGAGTTCGACGTGCTCGCGCTCCACCAGTACGGTTGGACGAGCAACGTCGTGTCGGGCACCGCCGGGGCCGCGAAGTGGGACGACGCATGGCTCGACGAGATCGAACCCTACGAGCAAGCGGTCCTGCTCTACGACCCCGACACGGCGGGCGAGAAGGGGGCGGACGCGCTCGCGGGCAAGCTGGGCCGGGACAAGTGCGCGCGGGTGGTCCTGCCGCACAAGGACCCCGGCGAGTGCGTGGAGCGTGGGATCGCGCGCGAGGTGGTCGAGCGGGCGGTCCGGATGGCGAAGCCGATGACCGGGCTCTCGATCGTCCGGCCGTCGTCGTTCGCGGCTGAGATCGAAGCGCGGATCGCCGACCCCGAGCGCATGGTCGGGTATGCCACGGGCTCGGCGAAGGTCGACCGGTGCCTCGGCGGCGACCGGCCGGGGCTAACGATCGTCACCGGGGACAGCGGCTCGGGCAAGACGACGTTCACCTGTTGGCAGGCATGGGAGCGGGCTCGGATCGGAGTCCCGTCGCTCACGACCGCGTTCGAGCAGTCGCCCGTCATGTTCGCCGAGAAGCTGCTCCGGCTTCAGATCGGAGGCGACTTCAGCCGGGCGACGCCGGCCGAGCGTGCCGCCGCGTGGGCGGCCCTCGACGCCTTGCCGCTCTACGTCGTCGGGCACCACGGGCAGACGAACTACGACGACATCCTCGCGACGGTCCGCTACGCGGTGCGGCGGCTCGACGTGAAGTTCGCCCTGCTCGATCACCTCGGGTACTTCGTCGACCCGGACGCGAAGGACAAGGTGAACGAGATCGAGCGGGTCGTGAAGGGGCTCGCGCTGGCGGCGACGTCCGAGGGTTGGGCGTGCTGGCTGGTCGCGCACCCGTCGAACCAGAACATCGCTCAGCAGCGCCGGGTGCAGATGGGCGACCTGAAAGGGGCGAGTGCGATCCGGCAGGAGGCCGCGGCCGTGATCGTGGTCGAGCGGAACCCGTCGTCGCCGAGCCGGGCGTTCCCGAGCACGAGCCTGCACTTCGACAAGGTGCGCGCCGAGTGGGGGCTCGCTGGGTCGTCCTGCTGGCTCGCGTTCGATCCCGAGTCGACCCGGTACGCCGACGGCTGGGAGCAGACGCCGATGGGCGCGCGCCTCGGGGGCAAGCCGCCGCCGAACGCGCCGGGGGCGCCCGTGGACGTCGGGGCCGACGGCGAGGCCCGCACGGGGCCTGTCCGGCGCCGTAGGACGGTGCCGGCCGAGGAGGCGGGCGAGGTCGCGCCGCCGAAGCCGGCCGTCCCGTCTTGGCACGACCGGGACGAGCGCGACGACGTCACGCTCGACGCGGACGGGATTCCGGTCTGACGTTCCGCCAACTACGCCGCCCGCCCGTTACCTCGCTAGCCACAAGGAGTTCTCTTGCCCGTTCCAGACCTGTCGACCTCTCCCGCGCAGGCGCGCGGCTCCCTTCAGAAGCTCAGCGTGCGGCGCGACCCTGACGGCGCAGGCCCCGACGACCTGCTGTTCGACGCCGACGTGGCTCACATGCTCGACCCGAACGACGCCGCCGACATGGGCCGGCTCGACGCGGTGGTTCCCGGCGCGGCGACCCTCGCCTCGTCGGCGAGCGGGTCGCAGACCCGCGCTCGGCTCGCGCACGCGGTCGACCGCGGCGACCGTTGGATCAGCATCGCCGACTCGAACGGCAAGCTGATCGTCAACGCGCGGAAGTCGGAGGTGCGTGGCGTGACCGTCCGCGTCGCCGGCCCGCTCGTGACCATGACGGTTCGGCACCGCATCCGGGGGCTCGACCTCGTCGACGCCGCCCGGCTGATGCGGAGCCTCGACGCCGAGGTCGACTGCGAGGTGGTCGACGCTCAGCAGACCATGTTCCCCGGCGCCGGGGCGGTCGCGGGCCGACGGAGCGCCATCGGGCGCGGCTGGTCCGGCTCCGGCCCGTCCGGCGTCGGGCTGGTCGTGATCGGCTCGATCGTCGTTCCCGGCGGCGGGCGGCGCGACGTGTGCGGCGTGGTGCAGTCGGTCACTCCCGACGCGAGCGGTATCGGCGGCGAAATGCTCACGACCAGCC